GAGGAGGACCCGTCTCCCCTAGGATTGCCCCTAGGAGAGGTGCCCCCTCCGTGCAGTGTGGCTCCGCTCTCTTGACGTTATGAGTATGGTCATAGCGTATTTAGTTTGACGTGTAAGGACCTCTCCTATGCCGCCTTAGTCCGGAGCCAATATGCACGATTTTGTGCATGTTCGTCGTTTAGAAGACAATCACGGCTTCGCCATCTAGGTATTTTATGCCGAAGGCGGACTGTTCGATTCCTTGTGCGTTGGTGACAATGTAAGGGTTGGATCGGAGGTTGCCATCAATCTCCACCCTGGGCATGATCGATGAACTGCCGAAGGTGTCTTCGATGGCTAGCCGGACACCTGCCAAGTCTTCGTGCCACCCCTGTCGGCAAATGGTATCATACTGGCTGGCGGCCTGGGTGCGACTCAGGCCTGAGCAAAGTAGCAACCAGAATGCCGACAAGGAAGCTTCCTGTAGGCGAGTTGCAGGCCCGATTCTCCAACGCATATAGGGATCGATCCTAGACGGGTTAGCCTGTTTCGGCAGGTGTATGGTAATTCCCAATATATGCCTAACCTGCTCACCGTGTGATCCTTCTCGTATTAGGCGTGCCCATGTAGGGTAAGGGGTAGGCGTGAACCCAGATCCGGCGTTCCGTGTCGTGAACGCGGTCCCTTTCTTGCGTCGTCCCGCTCTTCCTCGCCGTTGTTTGTCTGTCAGTGAATCTGTGCATAAACGCCGTACCCGGCCGCGATGGTTGCGGATCATACAACCGTCATCGACGACGACGTCGATGGCGGGAAGGTCTGCGCCAGAGTCGACGACCTGGGTGGCCACGATGTCACCGCCCTTCGGGGGCTTGTTTGACTTCCCATAAATGAATGTTGGGGACCGTCCCAATGACTGTAGGGCCTGGGTCATTGCGCGTCCGGTGGCAATGCCTGGAGTGATGATCAGATAGTTGGCTGCGGTCCCAACCTGTCTGATGGCCTCTTGCACTAGGTTCACCCCATCCAAGGGGACGCGATATGTCTCTGGCTCTTCGAATGGTCGAGCCAGGCCCGTTTTGTAGATGGGGAGGTTTGGCGCGTATAGCAGGTCGGTTGTCGCGGACAGGGCCATCTTCTTGTTGTGTGGCGTCTTTAGCCAGGCCAGACCCGCCTCGATGTCTCTTTCGTGAAACTCGTCGAACAGTAGGATGTCATGTTGCTCATCCGGCCCTATTCCTCTTGCCAAGCGAGTCATGAAATGCCCGAAAGTCATCACCTTCAGGCGGGTCCGTTCATCTGTCGACCCCGACCGGAAGATCTGGATATCTTCCTGGACAACCCAAGGGTTGCTGTAGGTATCACGCAAGTATCTTCGTGGGGTAAGCAACCACACATTGTAACCTCGGGCTATCAGTGCGGCAACGAGCATCGTAGTCTTACCTGTGGCGGTGTCTGACTCAACCATCATTTTGAAGCGATTCGCTCTAAAAGTGGCGAGAAGATCGTCGATTAGCTCAAGCCACGGATTAGGCCTCAAATCTTGCCCTGCCGGATCTAGGTCGTTGAGCTGGAACAGCAAACGCCATGTGGCGATCGCATTGCCAAATGCGGCTGTGACGGATGGGGGTACGAGTATGCTTAGTGCCTTGCAGATAGTCGTTGGTGTCAGCGCACCGGCTATCACACACATGATCTTGGGCCCGGTGTACGGGTCTTTGTGCATCAGACTCGTAATTGTGGGAGAGGCCTCGCCATGCGAAACCCAATGCAACGTGGAAGCCAGCCCATAGATCCTCGGGACGTCAACTGTGTAGGTCAGGTAACCCTCTACTAATAGACCGATGACGGGCATGCGCCGCAAGAAAATGAGCGCGGTCATGATGACGTGATAGAGGATGAAACACGCCATCATCCGGCCCCTGAGGGCGTGCCGGTCTTGTGCCAGTAGAACATCGACCGAGCCCGGTATCTCGAGCCACCAATAAAACCCGACGGTATCCGTGGCTGGTACTAGTGGGCTTTGTCGCAGCCTGTCGGAGAACTCTGAAAGACTGGGAAGGGACTCACCCGGATCACGCTCTTCAATCATTTCCCGCATAACAAACTTTTCGACTGGCCAACCAGGTACCCACAGGAGTGGTGAGACCGGGAGGCTGTCAGATGCTGACTGGAGCCGGACTAGGTGAGTCGGCAAGTATGTGTGCAATGTACTCCTGGCCTGCAATAGCCAGGCTCTGACATTGTTTTCTAGGGTTGGCTGGATCACGGACTGTTTGAACTTGCTCATAGCGTGTTGCTGTGGACTCGGCCGGCCAGAGATTTCAAGGACTTTCTTGTAAGGTGGCGCTCGCATGGTCTTCTTTTGGATTATTCGGAAACGAGCCATTGCCCTCTCTGACAACCGGTGGTGGCGTCTCAACTTTGGTTCCGCGCTCATGCAATGGCCATTCTCATCATATGTGCAGGTCCACAGTATCGCCTCAGGGACTCCGACGAAGTTGGCAGCGTCTTCCATATACTCACGTATGAGTAGGCTGTACAGCTCCCGATCGAATGCACAAAGCTGCAAATGGCCAATTGTCCGTTGTAGACAGGCCGTCATGTACTTGTGATATGGAGCACCAGAGTATCGGGCCAGCACCGCCGATCTTCGCAATAGGAGCTGTTGCCTGTGTGGGCCGGCCACAAACTCCTGATATTCTAGACCGGCTATCCGAGCGTCCTCAAGATGCTCCGAGCTTCGCAGGGGTATGCGCCCGAGGTAGACCAAGTCCGTGATGCCGCCCCGTGTCTCCACTTTGAATTCGATCCCAAAGAGCTGCATGGCAGCGTCGGTGAGGGCTTGTGGGTCAAGGTTATCATCTGTCCCCCAGATGTTGTCGTCAGACGTGTTGTGGGTGGTGTTCGTTTCCCAAAATGTGGAGGGCTCGCGGCCAGTGGCGAAGGACCAAATCATGACCGCCATGATTTTCCAGCTCCAATGGTTGTCCCATGACGTGGCGGATTGCCCTGTTCCACCACCCCGGCGTTTTCCGACAGTGTGGCCTGTGAGCAAGTCAACAAGGGTTGCGTTCTGCATCTGGTAGTAACGCGCCCGTTGGATTTTGGGGCCTGTGGGGTTCCCACCTTTGCGGGCGCCTTTCTCCTGGAGGCGCGCCAGGCCTTCGTAGATCAAAGGGGGGTTGAATGAGTCGAACTGGCGGGCATCGGCCCCAAATTTGACCTTGCGACCGTTCACCCTCTCGAAGGCCTGTCCCAGATATCGAGCATTCAAGGGCATCCCCATCCCAAAGTCTGTCATGGCCCAGAGTGGTCTTTTCATCAGCTCTAACTGGGAGACTTGGGCAACAAATGAGCTCAGCAATGCCTCTGCGGTGACCATCCGTGGTTTGGTGACGACCTGACCCTTGAGGAAACAATGATACAAATGTGGGGGAAACGTTCCTTCCTCGAGGTGCTTGTACGTGGCCTGGACGATGCTCTCCATCCACCCAGCCTTCTCCATTGCGGAGCGCGTCTTGTATCGCTGCATGAATGGGAGCCCGGAGCTGTACTTGTGTTTCTGCATGACATGTTTCCTGACTGTTTCAGGTGTTACCAGGCCAGGTTTGTCAAAGGCCTCTGGATACTTGGTGTAAATAGCCTCTACTGCTTGTTCGAGGAGGGCCTCTTCTTCCGCGGAGTATGGCTTGCCCTCTGCCGAGTATCGGGCCCGGAGTTCGTCCTCTGAGCCACCAGGCTGGGCGAACCATGATCCGTCCAAGCCCGGGGTGGCCCCCATCTTCTCGTACAATTGGGCTCTCGCTTCGAGGGTCGGATCAATCGTTGCAGCAAAACTTTGGAGCAGGGAGGGGTACTCGAGCTCATAGTGTGTGACTCGAGGCTTTGGTGGTAAGAAAATGCCTCGCTGATAAATATGCTCTGGATCGAGAGGCTCTTCTCCCGCAGGCCGAAATGCATTCAGCCGTTCTGCAGTCCAGGCGATTGGATCTTTCGGGTTGATGGTGGTCATCTCGGTGTTCAGCGATAGTGATAGCCAGTCTACAAAGGTCATTCGTTCAGCAAGATCTCTGTATCCAGGCGCCCAGCAATTCTTCCTTCGAGTGCCGCCAGGGTTCACTTGCTCGATTGTTTCTTCAATCAGTAGAACGACTGCTCTCATACCAAACCGACCCAGCATGGACGTCAAGAGGTCGAGGGTAAACCCGATCCAAGTGCCAAAGAATAGGAGGATTCCGCATGTTGAATTGACGATAGCACTATAAGTCCTCGCCAACGCCTCTATGAGCGGTTCGGGCACCTTGGCCTTTCGGGCCATGTGCAATATATGGTGATATTGGTCCTTGCGTTCGTCACTCGACATGGCCTGAGCGGTGACAATCTCAGGCCTGCCACGTGCAAATGTTGTGCCTTGTGAGGCGCCTGTTGCCTGGAGTAGGGTTTCACCCGCGGCATGGAATGCATCCCGGGCTGGGATGCCGTCATCTATAGCCTGTGCGCAGAGGATCGAGAGTGCTTCCTTGAGATTTGACAATGACTCCTCGTCATAATCGCCTGCCACGGCGAAGAGAGGAACCCACCCTGGCATTTGCTCGCGCAACCTCCTTAAGGGGCCGCCGAAGTCGATGCCCCATAATTTCAAAGGTGTCACGGCAAACAGAGCAGTGGAAACTGATGCCTGGGCAAAGAAAATGGTTATCCAGGTGACGGCCAGGCCGATGATCGCCCAACCCGTGCCGAAAAACAAGGCGACCACAGCGATTAGCCCGGCGCTGCCTCGGGCACCCAATGCCACAGCCATTGTCTGGACCTGGCAGTTCCACAGGGGGCCATAGGCGCCGACTGGGACGCCATGCCAGATGATATCACCAGGTTCAAGGTCCGTCTGGATCCAGAATCCTTTTGGTGATGTAGGTCTCGAAGTTTGGGTGTAACAAAACGCGGACCCGACTTGCTCATCTTTCCCAAAGGTGCCCTGCGCAACCAGACCGTTGGTCGCATCATAGTACATGGAGTGAAGGCCGACGACGACCCCACCGTGAATGACTGGCTGCATGCCGAGCCAGACACCATCCTGCTGCCCCTTTCTCAGGCTGCCCGTGTGGAATGCATTGGTTATCTGAAGCCAGTTCGAGTACGCTACCCGTTCCAACACGAGGCATATGACGAGGCTCGTGCTGGTGCTGAGCCCCAATGTAAGGAATGCAATAAAGAACGGGCTCGTCCCGGCGGTGTATGCACGCTTGGCCAGGTGCATGATCAGACCTAGTGTGCCCACACCGAGGAAGGCCTTCATGATCGTGATGGTGGCATAGCCAGCGACCAGGCCAACCAGATTGAGGAGTGGTGAGCGTTTTGCGGACTGTAAGCCTAGTGTCCATAGTAACGTCCCATCAATGGTCGGCATGAGGTTTAGTCGATAGCGGAACGACCACGCAAGGAAGCAGATCCTCCAGACGTTGAGAACCAGGCCAGACCACTTTAGGCCCC